GACATTGACGCAGGCGGTGCGGAACTCACGGCCTCTTTGTTGCCCCTGCCATACAAAGAACCCAGCCAAGCCTTGTTTGGACTGCTTGGATTCTTGGTTGACGCGGGCAAACGCTTGGCCAGCACAGCGGACATGCAGGTGGGAGACGCCAACCAGAACGCACAGGTGGGCACAACCCTGGCATTGCTCGAGCGCGGCTCGATTGTCATGTCTGCCATCCACAAACGCCTGCACTATGCACAGGGCCTTGAGTTCAAGATGCTGGCCAAGGGCTTTGGCAAGTACATGCCGGACAACTACCCGTACGACGTACCGGGTGGCGCGCGCTCAATCAAGCGCAAGGACTTCAACAACATGGTGGCGGTGCTGCCTGTTGCTGACCCCAACATTTTCAGCTCTGCCCAGCGCATCACCTTGGCCCAAACGCAGCTGCAAATGGCCCAAAGCGCACCGCAGATGCACGACATGTACGAGGCGTACTACCGCGTGTACTCTGCTTTGAACGTGCGCGACATCGACGGCATCTTGTTGCCGCAAAACACTCAGATGCCCAAGGACCCGGCCAGTGAGAACAGCGACGTGCTCAACAACATGCGCCTGAAGGCCTTTGCCGGCCAGCAGCATGATGCCCACATTGCCGGCCACCTGATGATGGGCCTGTCCCCGATCCTGCAAGCCAACCCCATGGCAGCGACCGCCTTGCAAAAGCACATCTTGGAGCATGTGCGCCTGAAAGCGGAGGAAGCAGTGGAGGCAGAACTGTTCCAAAACTACGGCACTGACCCAGATGGCATCGTCTCTCCAATCCAGAAGGAGGGCATGGTGGCGCTGAAGATTGCTTTGTTCATGCAGGAGGTGCGGGACATGCAAAACGAGTTGTCGGGCGAGCAAGGCGACCCGCTGGTGGACCTCAAGAAGCAGGAACTGCAACAGCGCGCAGACAACGACAACAAGAAAATTGCGTTGGACCAGCAAAAGCTTGCAATCGACCAACAGAAGGTTGCGCAAAACGCTCAAGCACAGCAAAATCGTGTAAAGTCACAAGAGAATATCGCGCAGCTTCGTGCCAACGTTGCCCGAGAGCGCATGAACGCAACCCAGTTCAGCAAGCCACCCCAAGGAGGCCGAAATGCCGCTTAAGAAAGGTTCAAGTCGCAAGACCATCAGCTCCAACATTGGCGAGATGGTGGGCGCATACAAGGAAAAAGGAAAGATTGGAACCAGCAAGCCCAAGAACAAGTCCGCAGCGGTCAAACAGGCTGTCGCGATTGCTCTTTCTACTGCGGGTAAATCCAACAGGTCTAGCAAACCGAAGGAGGCCAAGAAGGGTGGCGCTTTCATGGTCGTAAAGAAGAAAGACGGCAACCGTCCGGTTGAGATATACTGAGACGTAAGCACTTGCCAACGGGTGGGGCCTTATACCACCTGCTTTTCATGGAAATACCATGCTCGAATTTGCAGAATCTGTTGTCAAAGAATTAAGAAAGCTCCGAGAAGACTCGGAGGCTATCATTTTGAATGGCACTATCAACGATATGGAGCGTTATCGCTTCATGATGGGTCGCCTCGAAGGATTGAAATTTGCCGAAGAAGTTGTTCGTGATCTTTTATCGCGAAGGACTACCGATGATTTTTAACCACAGAGGAGATGCCCATGGAAGTTGAAGAGAACCTGACTGCTTTAGAGCGCAAGTGGCGCGAAGAGGCAGACGCAAAAGGCCCTTGCCTTGAAGACGCGTATACGGAAGACGGGTTTAACCCCGAGAAGCTTGAACAAGCTGTCCGAGACCGCATTCCTACCCCCACAGGCTGGCGCATTGCCATCTTGCCTTATCGTGGCGCGGAAAAGACCAAAGGCGGCATCGTCTTGTCTGAAGAAACCCAGAAGAAATCCCAACTTGCAACCAACTGCGGCTACGTCTTGAAGACCGGCGCGTTGGCCTATGCGGACGAATCAAAGTTCCCGCACGGCCCATGGTGCAAGGAAGGCGACTGGATTATTTTCGGTCGATACGCAGGCTCTCGCATCCAAATTGATGGTGGAGAAATTCGAATTCTCAACGACGACGAAATCATCGGGGTTGTAAACAGCCCTGAAGATATTCTGCACATGTAAGGAGCTATCATGAATGAGCAACAAGAGTTGGAATTTAAATTGGGTGAAGGCGAAGAGCCCGTGGACATTGACATGGGTGAAGACGGCCAGTCGCCAAAAATCCAGGAGCAGGACCAGGCCCCCAATGTAGAGCAGGCCCACAACGAGCCTGAAAAACCTGACAGCGAACTTAATCAGTACAGTGAAAGCGTTAAAAAGCGTATTGACAAGCTGACCGCTCGCCTGCGCGAGACACAACGCCGGGAAGAAGCCGCCATTGCCTACGCTAGGGGCGTGCAAGAGCAAGCGCAGAAGATGCAACAGCGGATGTTCCACACTGATGAGGAGCGTTTGCAAGAGGCAAAGGGCCGCATTGAGACTCAGGTTGTGGCTTTGAAGCAAATTATTCGCAAAGCGCGCGAAGAGGGCGACATCGACACCGAGACCGAAGCCAATCAGCGCATGACCGACTTGATTTACGAGCAGCGTCAAGTGGCCGAAGAGAATCAGCGTCGCGAAGTTTACGTAAGGCAGCAACAGAACCAACCTGTCCAGCAGGCGCAGCCTCAACAACCTCAGTACCAACAGCCCGCTCAGGTGGACCCCAAGCTGGAAGACTGGATGGAGAAGAATTCATGGTATGGTCAGGACACGGTCATGACCAATACTGCCTGGGGAATCCACAAGCAACTCGTTATCAACGAGGGATTTGACGGATCGTCAGATGAGTATTATGATGAGCTCGATAAACGCATGAGAAGCACTTATCCACGGAAATTTTCTCCTCAAGCGCAAAACAACAGTACCACCAGAAACGTGCAATCGGTGGCTCCTGCAACCCGTTCATCGGGAGTGAATAGTTCAGCACGCCGCACTGTGAGACTCTCACCGAGTCAAGTTGCGATGGCCAAAAAGTTGGGCGTTCCTCTTGAGGAATACGCCAAGTATGTTAAGGAGTAAGAGATGACAGATAACCTTGTACCTTCATTAAACCGTGAATCTCGCAGCGCGAACACTCGTGACAGCGAAGCACGCCGCAAGCCCTGGGCTCCTCCTTCACGACTAGATGCCCCACCTCCTCTGGAGGGAACACGGCACAGATGGATTCGAGCAGAAATTGCTGGTCAGGAAGACCGTACGAATGTGGCTGGAAAAATCCGCGAGGGTTATGAGCTTGTTCGTGCGGATGAATATCCTGACTTCCCTGTTCCATCTGTTGAGGATGGCCGACATGCTGGTGTTATCAGCGTGGGAGGTCTCCTCTTGGCGCGCATTCCCGAAGAGAACGTGCAGGAACGCAATGCGTATTACCACCAACGAGCAAACGACCAAATGCAAGCTGCTGACAATGAGCTATTGAAGAGCAATGCGCACTCAAGCATGCAAATTCAAAGGCCCACAAGGCGGTCTCGCGTCACTTTTGGCGGCCCCAAGGCTGCTGAATAATCATTTTCTTAAAGGAATCATCAAATGGCTAATATCGACAAAGCCTTTGGTTTTCGTCCGATTGGTAACCTTTCTGCTACTGGTGCCCAGAAGCAGTACGGCTACGAGATCGAGGACAACCAAGCTGGCGCAATTTTTCAAGGTGACCTAGTCACCATCGTAGGAGGCTATGTTGTTAAATTTCTCCCGGCCACGCATGCTGCGGCCTTGGGTGTTTTTAACGGCTGTAGCTACATTGACCCCACCACCGGCAAGCCCACGTTTAAGAACTTCTACCCAGGCTCTGTCAACATTACTTCTGGCAAGATCATTGCCGATGTGATTGATGACCCTAGTCAGTTGTTCCTTATCCAGGCAGACGAGGACATCGTGCAAGCTGATATTGGCAAAAACGCCGATGTCGTTGGCACAGGTGGCAGCACCGTAACAGGTGTTTCTACCATGGAACTCGACTCTTCCACCATCGCAGATACAGCAGCGCTGAATCTGAAGATTGTGGGCCTGTACAACGTCCCGGGCAATGCGTTGGGTGACTTTGCAGTTGTTGTTGTGAAAATCAACGAGCATCTGTACGGTAGCTCTGGCGTCAAGGCTGTGACCTAATTTAAAGGAATTAAAAAATGGCTATTTCACGCGCACAACTCGTAAAGGAACTTGAGCCAGGCTTAAACGCCTTGTTCGGCCTTGAGTATAAAAACTACGAAAACCAACACACCCAAATCTATTCAATCGAAACTTCAGACCGTGCGTTTGAAGAAGAGGTGATGGAATCGGGTTTTGGTGAAGCCCCTGTGAAGACCGAAGGCGCTGGCGTTTCATACGACCAAGCACAAGAGGTTTACACTGCTCGCTACACCCATGAAACGATTGCTCTGGCCTTCTCCTTGACTGAAGAAGCCGTGGAGGACAACCTCTACGACCGCCTGGGCGCTCGCTATACACGTGCTTTGGCACGTTCCATGGCTCAAACCAAGCAGATCAAAGCTGCTGCCATCCTGAACGGCGCTTTCACCACCTCTATCGGTGGCGACGGTGTTGCTCTGTGCGCAACCAATCACCCCACTTTGAGTGGTCCTAACTTGTCCAACACACTGGCAACAGCTGCGGACTTGTCTGAGACCTCCTTGGAGCAGTCGTTGATTGACATTGGCGCATT